CAAAAAGCCTTATGCCATTAATCCTAGTATTATAGGTGCAGGCGATTCCGGAAGAATGGTTGCTCAAGCCATCACCGGAAGTTTAAAACGGGGCTTTGATTACGACGAAGCTCCACGCGGATCAAAAGTGGTTATTCCAATCAAAGGCGTTTTACTG